GCTCATGATAACTGGAAAGATTTAGTGGCCGTAAAACCCATATTGCACGATAAAACTGACATGAAGCTATTGTTGCCGGATGGTGTGGATTATTCTGATGAACTCTCTAGTAGCATCGGTTTTAATTAACCTTACCTATGCTGGCTATTCAGTACCGTGCAGTTTTATTTAGAACACATGAGCAGCGGTAATGTGAACGCACAGAAGTCAACGATGAAGTTTTGTGGCACAGTACGTAATACCAAATATGCTAAACGCTCATCTTGACTTGTGGTTTTATAAATAGGCTCATTTCTAGATATTACAATAATAATAATAATACTCCAGTAAATTACACTTAAAAAACACCCCTTTGCTTTGATAGAGCTAGATAGTCAAATAGACCGAGTAATCGATAAACTATTGGATTATATAAATAAGGCTCCTAAGCGCTTTGATTTGATACTCAAGACTATCCCTTCATTTGAAAAACAAAACGCTTACAGTGCCCTTATAATGCCTGATATAGCACCTACCAAACAAGTACACTGGGCCACTATGCTATCAAGACTAAAATACATTGCTTTTCTCTTTGATATATCCGGTAAAGATGCACTGACAGTCAATCAAAGCGAAGTTAATGAAGTAATAACAGAATTAAATTATGGTGATATTTACAACGTATTTAAGTACACTCTACCGAGTGAACTGTTTTTCAAAGCACAGAACAATCTAGATACGTTAGCAAGTTTATTGACCAACCCCAATGCGTTTAAACATTGATAAAGCAGCATATACCCTCCTGAGGATAAAACTCAGGAGGGTATATGCTGTTGAGTTAATAATACTCGCTAACCAGTCTAGCTACCTTGTTATCATACAAATAAACACCAAGTGTTTCCAGTATGACGTAGAAGATCGAGCACAAATCAATAATGATCTTTTTGTAATCAATAATTCTACTTATCTCCAGTGGAATTCCTGTATTCCTAATGACCTGTACCGGTAGATTAAAACTAGAGTATCTAACCTGTCCAGTTCTCTCTATCCAACCTTTCATTCTAGATTTGAGTTCAATGTCCTGTATACTTTCAATCCACTTATCAAGATCGGTTCTATTCTCAATAACCGACGAAACTTTGACTGTGTCGTAAGGTGGTTCTGCCACCATTCCATACTTAGGACCAAATACCTCGTTCCAAAACGTATGGTATCGATAAGGCGACTCCTCTTCACCTTTGCTATAACTTTGAGAGTCTTTAATAGCCGATGATTTCAAGAAACTAGTTTCTCCTTTCTTAATGGATGAGATAATCAGTCTTTCAATGTCAGCCACTTCAGTCATGTACTCTCTAACAGAGATGGGGTGCGGGTTATTCTCACCAATGAGCATCACCTGTTCTGTAATACGTTTCATCATCTCCTGTGCCTTGGTGTTTATATACGCCGGCAAAGTAGAGCTTTTTAGATACACACCCTTAATCTCCATTTTGTGTTTTTCAAACACAATACCCTCTTGACATCCGATATTAGCGTAGTAATGTTTACCCAGTTGTGTAGGTACGAACACATCAAATCTAAACTCGTTCTTCATCTCAATACGGTGTATGTCTTTCTCAACAATACCAAAATTAGCAGACATGATAGCCAGTACATGGATGATCGATAATGACGCTAATGCAGTCATAGCGCCTATAAGACTAATGGCTTGACTGTCCATCGTGTAGTATCCCCTGTACCATAAAATCCAGTCTTGTACTGTAAAGATGGTGGAGTCTGTATCGCTGGTAAGAGCTGATCTGCGCACACTGTGAGGAAAGTAAGCCACAGAAGCAGGTACGTTTGTGGTTACAAAGAACGCTTTAATAAAGTCAGCATGTTCTTTAAAAACTCTATCTATATTCTCAATCGTAAGCGCCAACATATGCGCATCTTCCGCTTTGAGCTCATGATATTTCTTACCCATACCCTTCATTTCATCTGAGCATATTTGGTGACCCAAGTTTACATATATCTCATCAGATGATTTGATATATTTAACAGGGTCATCATGCATTACTCCTTTTACCTTATTAATCAATTTACTAAGAAAATCTTTACTGAAATTCTCGTTGTATTTTCTAATATGGTAGAAGTCGCCAATGTACACAAAAGCCGCACGCTGCGCAGGTGTAAGTTTATTGACCAAGTCCTCTATCTTAGCAAAATAGTGACTCTCCCACCAGTATAGATTGGTAGAGTATTTTATACAATCCAGGGTCTGCTCTACGCTAGGATAGCACAGCTGGTATTTGGACATAACAGCATTCAGAGCCTGTTCATCATAGTTACTGATGGTGGATGTGATATTGTTGAGTACGATGTGGTGGTTATAATAGTGTCTATTGCCTGATAGAAACTTTTCATTGTTACTATTACCATACCCTGATGTTGATCTACAGTTACTGGTCAGTGTGGAGTGTCCTGTTTCATTGTAAATCGGATTAGCAGGAGAGCAGTGCATGCCTGAGACAGAGTTGTTAGAGAGCTTGTTGTTCTTTTGCTCCGTCTTTTTCATCTGCTCTAGTTCAAAGTCTTTATTAACACCAGCCTCAAACATGGCCTTCTTGGCTTTGTTTCTAAGAGCCACGTTCTCCTCTAGGAAATCAGATAGTAGAGATTTCTTTTTATCAGGATGCAGGTACGTAGTCAGTGTAGGTGCAATAAGTTCATTGTTTTTGATAGAATCGGAAATATAACCCCATGCTCCGTTCACCATCTCCGCTCTATCGCCATTATCTTGTCGTTCTAGGTATTTGATCTTAGGATCTTTAAACTCAAACTTCCCACCTTTCTTCAAAGAAGACAAGACAAATTCACGACAAGTATTGATATCTTTGTTTGTAGATACGCTTAAGAAAGTCGCTTGCTGCTCGACATAGTGTTTTACTATATTCAAATCTCTTTTGTATAGTGAACGATCTAGTACGAAAGGGTTACTGGACATTATAGTTCCTTAGTGTATGGTGCTTTAGCTCAAAACATCCCACTGTTTTATTATTTTTAAAATACGTCATAATAGCCTAGGATAACCCTAGGCTATTTTATTTATTAAACAATACAACATAAATCCGGGTAGGCACACGCCTACCCGGATCTACACCCCACTCAACACAACAAACAACGCACTGTGCTATCTTCCTATGCAAAACACTGCTACTCTACTGACCAAAGGAAACCGAAAAACAATAGAGCAACAACGATGAGCACAAGAAGCGCAGCAGGGCGCATTAGACCAAGACCCGCATTTCTCAGTCACAATATATGTGTACATGAAAAAATAGACCATCTCCTTGTCTCAAGCGTTAAACACTTTACTATTGACTCTGGTGTGCAAAAACTTAATTTGCATATTTTGTTGAGTCTGGCGTTATAGGTTTAAGTCAAGACAAGGAGATGGTCTAAAAACTGTAAGGTTACATTAGTACATACAATAGGCATGTTAAGCTAATGCGATACTGATGTTGGGGTAGCCGTTGATCACCAATAAATCCCGGATAAGCGGTACATCGGATGAACTAACCTGGGAAATGGTTACGATGATAGATTGGGTGGTTACCATTACGGGTTCAGACGATATCCATTCAGAGGCAATCACTCTGACCTCATTGAGGGTTGTTCTGATCTTGTAATAGATCAGGTCTTGTGCGTTCCTTGGAGTGCCTACAGGTAAGTTAGGCAGTGCTTGAATATGCAGTGGTGTGATATCCTGCACGTTCTTCGCTGAATCATAGTCCATGATACCCAGAACCTTGGCATTGCTAAAACCCGTACCTAATACGCCTGAAGCATATAGTGTAAAATTATAGGATTTTCCTATCTGTAAATCGTAGTACATTCTAAAGCCTTTTTGAAATTGATTATAATCAAACTATTTATTATACAGAAAGATTCCACTTCCGGTAACGCGTAGCAGTCTACTGGCAGGTATATTAATACCAACCTTCTCAACTCTTTACACAAAAAATTAAAATGAGTGTGTACATCGGACCATTGCTGGTCCGATGGTTTTTGTTTGAGTAGACCAGGTACAAGATAAACTTTCACGCTTTCACTACAAGTGAATTCGTCTGTGGCCGCATCTAATGCTTGCTGCATAACCTCCAGAATATCTTCCTGTGAGAGATTACGGTAAAAACTGTGGGACCCAAGATGATCGAACAAGTCTTTCGCTTCTATGAGTAGGCACGTTGAATTCTTCATGTAACAACTTTATCATGCTTTTCTTTTCCATGAAAACTACGTTATCCATAAAATGGCTACTGTATACAAACTGTAACCTATGGTCTTTGTACAAACCATAGTGCACTATTTCATCGAATATCTGTAGGCCCGTTTTAACAAATAGATTGATAATATCTAAAGTATCTCTTTCGTTGTAAGTGTTAGAGTTTTTCTCTAACATGTCCAATCCAAACATCTCAAGCTCTATTTTTGCAGTGCTGTAATCCACCAAACACTGTGTGATTTCTTGCAGTATACTCTCAGTATCTAGCGTAAGACCGGTGCGACGTTCTACGTTATATATGGCTAGCATCATACCATCGGCTTTGAGATTGACGTACAGTGGCTTTTCCCTGTGCACACTAGCTGAATTCAAGAACATACAAGTTTCTCCATTGCCCCACTATTCTCAAATTAGTAAAGCTTTGTTTTATTGTTTTTTGTATTGTGAGTTCATCGAGCTTGGAGAAGATGCAAGTTATTAAATTGAATAAATCAGAGCACATTTTTTCAAATGTTTCTCTGTCCTCATACGCCTCGCCCACAACCCGCATGCTGTCCAAACAATCGATGAGTGTCTGCTCTACGCAACTATCGCCAAATATATGCACACTACACACGTAATCGATCAGTGCGTCTGTGTCTATGGTCTGGTAATCTGGCGTATTGAGTAGTCTGTGCAAATGTGGCTTAGCTTCAGAGAATTCTACTAATACTTGCATGATTATTAAAACTCTATTTCTTTAAATTGAATAAAGTATACATTTGCGATAGGGCTTTTACAGAGCATAGTGATTTGGATGGTGTTCGGCACGTTCATAATGCCGCTTAGGCACTCCACCACTATTTCACGATAAGCTTTAGCAGCCTGAATCACAGTTTCTGCAAAACCCCAGCTGATGTATTCCTTGGTAGCGTTGTCATAGATAAATTCATTGCCTGTGAATTCCGTCTCACTCTCAACCACCGCGTTCAATACGTCTAACGACTCTACGGACAATTGCTCATGTGTACTTTCGTGTGTTTTACAAACATGGGTAATTGGTTCACCACTTCTATTTAAACACATAAGCAGTCCTTCAATACCGCCCAATAAGTCGTATACAGTGGGAAACTCTGTTTGCAGTAATCCGTCTAGTCTGGTGAGTTCTTCGGATTCAATCACGCATGTCTTTGATCTACTTAGGAGTTTATGGTTTAGTGATTGATATGCATTTGGTCTAATCTGTTCACGCGTTAGCGTGTATGTGTCCGTTGATGTTTTTTGTATGCATGATAGCGGTATGCAGTGTTGTGCTAAATGGGGCTTGTGTTCTGGCTAAATTACGTCAACGTTTCTTCAAACAGTACATGAATAGACATCGTCTAAATGTTTTCTCACGACAGATCAAGTCGTTTAAGACAACGCCTTATCTTACTGTTTATACGAGCAGTTTTATAGTCCGTTTCATTACAAAACAAAGACAATAAAACAAGACCTAATAACTCTTGGGATTCCTTGTCTTTTATCTGTTTATTAATTACTCTGGATATCTCGTATAGCGTATTTGCGTATCGAATGCGTATTAGCATGTTTTTAAATGTATACCTGCTCGATATGGCTTATACTAAGAACGTAGAGCGAAATACTCGCTCTACGTATATCTTTTTTGGTTTTAAAGATGTCTATGTGACGTACGTTTACAAACACCTCATCCATTTTAGACAATATTTGAGTTATGGCCACATCACAGGCGGATTGCACGATCGCTTTACTCTCACCTGTTTCATACTGGATTTTTGTAATTACACTGGTCATGGTTTCCTTGTAACCCTTGTTAGAATCCAGTGCAGCTAAAACCAGCAACTCAAATATATCTGCCACGTACCAAACGGAATCAGTGTCGTCTTTTTTCACACCCAACGCGTGACAGTATTCCAGTAAAGCATCTATAAAATCTATAGCTATGTGCATTTACTTCCACTCTTTTGACTCCATCCTACACGACCAATCATACGCCCTCCAGTCCATAGACTTTTGCACAACTATTGTGTATCCTTTTACTTTTACAAAGTAGATACTCCAATCGTGCTTACCCATGAAATCTCTGAGAGAAGCATTTGTGTCGGCGTACTGTTCTTTGACAGCACCCAACGCCCTGTCAAAGTCTTCATCTGTAAGGTCGGTCTTAAGATGCTTGTTTAGCCCATCGTACAGGCCTTTTGTGCCTTTTCGATACTTGATAAAACTATTGATTTGATTATTTATTAATAGTTCGACAACCTTCATGCCTCTATAAGGTCGAATAGGCAAGGTGCTCAAGCACTTGTCTTTATTACTCAGTTGCAACGCACTGACCACCACTACGTCTTTGCTATCGAAATCGGTGTACACGGATAGTCCTTTCTTAACCGTGTACAAGTCGGTTACGGGTTTTCTAGAAAACCCGGTAAGTGTTTTCTCAACAGTGTAATAGTTTCCACCGTCAATCATAACAGGCTCGACCCGTGTGTTGTTATAAATACCTTTTGGTGGCGGTAGGAAGTAATCCGCGCAATATAACTCAATACCGCCTGCACAGTCTTCTAGGTTAAACGTGATGCTGGATTCTATATCCAGGTCGTTAATATCTGACATTTGTATCCTTTGTAAACATAAATCCCCACTTCTCAAAGGATGTGGGGATTTTGTTTTTATTTACAGGACTAAACCATCATCAGTCACATCATCATCACCCAGAATGCTAGAGCGTCGTACGCGGCTGTTTTGAGCCTCTTTGAGCGATTTTAGGTAAGTAGACAAGTTCTTGTAAATACTGGACATTTTATCTTCCATCACACAGAAGTGAATAGCGTCCTGACCAATCATGGTTAGGTTATTACCGTCACCAGATTTCCATTCAAGGGGAACGTATCCTTCAAACTTGACAGCCGGCGTATGGTTGTAGCGTGTATTCATATCACGAGTAGCCAAAGTAGCCACTGCGATAGGTGAATCGATTTCAAAATGCTCACCTTTGTGATAGGATTGCAAATCCGGACCCATTCCAATCAGCACGTTATTGATACACGGCTCACTTTCAGTGATCTTGTTGTGATTGAGCCAGGTCTTGATATCAGCAGTGTCGAGTTGCTCGTGCTCTCCCGACATCAGGCCCAATAGCATGGAGATTATCTGGATAGCCTGAGCATTGATAGTGCTCTCGTCATTGGTGGTGATGCTGTTTTGCAAATATACCAAGTTCACGTTCTTGCTACGCAGCTTAGAAATAGCCTCGTAGCTCTGCAAGGTCTTGGTGGTATTCTCCACTTCAATAACAGAGTTAAACGTACCCACTACCAGCACGATCACTTCCTTGTTATTCTTTAGCAATTCGCTTACAATAGAAGGACCCACGGTAGAACCGGTGCCACCAGAGCCACTATGAATAACAATGTTAAACGTAGTGGGTTTGAACTTTTGCAAAATTGCTTTGGTATTCTCAGAGATTACCTTGTGGTTTTCTTTTCGAATTTTACCAGAACCATCGGTGTCGGTGAAGGTATAGATATCGTCCGCATTCAAGTTTTTCTTGAACATGTTGGATTTAGACGTATCAATATAACACGACTCATAGTTAGACAAACCAACTACGCTTTGCTTTCGTGCGTTTTCCAAAATTGACAGGACGTTAATACCAACGCCACCGCAGGCGTACAGTCTGACTGTGTTTTTTTGCTCATTTGACATTTTTCATTCACTTTCTAAAATGGGTATAATGACCCGGTTAAAACTACACCAAATAAATCTTTACTTTACCTAACACAGTAATGCGCTAAAAGGCTTGAAATGTTATGAAACCTCCAAATATAAAACAATCCACTACGTCACTATTAGATAATAAGTGACTGTAATTAATTAAAATCTATAGAGAGAAAAACATGGATATTATCAGAAACTCAATCGCTGAAGTTAAACGCAGGATAAATAAACATGTACTGGATAAGGCTTTTGTAAAGCGTGATTTTAGTTACCGCTTTACAAATCAAAGTAGTGTAGATGATCAAATATTGACCATGGTAATCAGACCACGTGTGCTGGTGGACTGCAACATCGTAGGCGGTGTTATGGCGTTGATCCCGTTGGACGGGTTACCTGTGGATAAACCAAACCACGTCACCACTATTATTCATATACCGAAAACTCGAACAAACAACAAGTCCATCATATCAGTGAGTAACGTGAACTATTACGACCTAGGCGTATCTGGACTATACTCGGGTGCTGCCGGGTACGGTTACAACTCCTCTATAGACATGGGTGAGAATACAGCCGCCATGAACTCCGCATTGGGTATAATGGCGTCATTGGACAGAATACCGATTACGAGCACGTCAGACGCTCAGTTGGTAGCCGAGAACACTATAATGATAAAAGACGTGTTCGCTATGCCGCCAAGTGCGGTTTTACGCTGTACGTTAGAGAATGATGACCAGCTCAGTAACATTCAACCAAGAAGCTATCACGACTTCTTTCAATTGGTGGAATTTGCAGTCAAGGCACACATCTATAATGAGCTGATTGTTGATATAGATATGGGTGAGCTCCAGGGTGGTCAAACTTTGGGCATCTTTAAACAGATAGTAGAAGGTTATGCTGATGCAGAACAGAACTATCAAGACAAACTCAAAGCGTGGATGGCAATATCCATTATGAACGACACGCCAGCATTCCACCGGTTTATTAAATTGACCGTTGGCGCTAACAGATAACTATTTTTGTAATAAACAAAGGACACTGACATGAGTAACGAAAAAGACAATGTGGTAACCAATCCCATATTGAGTACTATATTTGAGCTAGATAACGGCGGTGTCGTTTCTGTTAAAGGCGATGTAGGTAACGACTGTGCTCGAGCATTGCACGAAGTGTACAAGAAGCAAATAGACCCCGCTTCAGGGTATGTACTGGAGAGCATGCAACAAGATGAGCAATTAAATAACGCTGTACTAGACTCCGTTGTATCGCAGAGAGACTATTTCAACAGTATGGATAAACACTATACTCTGGTATATACCGTAGATCCCGCTACTATCACGCCTATCGATTTAATTGACTTCAAAGCATCCGCTAACGAGACTGTAAACGATCCCGGTGAAGACGCTGATATGGTTGTATACGTTCCTACACCAATTAGTGATGAGATGGACAACCCCGCGGTGCGGGCTATTGACAAAATAGCTAGAGACAATCAAATTAAGATAATTCACGGAATGGAGTCACTCATACAGCATTTGAAAGGTGTATGAGCATGAATGATAAATCTATAAAAGCAATTTTTGATGAGGAATGCTCCCATCTAAAAATAAACAAAGATTTTATAAAGAAAATAGTCAATTTAGAAACAAGCTTTGTCAATAAAAAACAAGAGCACGTGGAGTTTTTTGGGGGTGCCTTAACTGGTGTTCAGGTTGTCAGGTTCACCCCTGATGATAAAGACAAGCTCTTTATAGACATTTTACAAGTCAACGAATTAGACTTAGAGGAGCGTGTACATAAGTTACCCGCTATTGAAACTCACCGAATCGTATCTAGCGACATATTTAACATATCTTGCATATGGTTGATCAACGCTATTTACAACAGTCCTTATCTAAATGAGGATTTAAAGTACGAAGGTATGATGCGAGTATGTCTTTACCTTCAGTACAAGTTTCTTACGTCTCGTCTATTTAGGCATTTCAAATACCCGGCTGATCCTGAGATTGCAGCAGCGACATACGCCTCGCTTAGTTACAAATACGCTTTAAAAGTACATGGTAGTTGGGGCGCGGCTCTTAGGTCTAGAGCAGACTCCGTTATCAATGAGAAGTCAATCTGGCGAGACGTTGTGACTAAGATGAACAACGATGATCGTGTAGTGCAGATGCTAAATGATGTCCAGGGGCGAATACGTGACATGCTAAAGAACGTAGCATCGGTTCATTATGAAATGGCTGAGCGTGGCATCAAGATAACACGAAGCTCCTCTTTAGTTGAGACAGATGGTGAGATGATATTCAAAGATAAATCTAAGAGTATGAGTAACTACCTTAGATACATGAATACTATTATTACAGATAGAAATTCTTTTATACGACAAGAACTGGTGGATGTGGTGTCCAGTGTCATGCCCACTATGTCACCTGCCAATCTAATGAAAGTGCTAGAATGGTCAAGTGTCAATTATAGACATTTAAAAGACAATCAGGTAGAAGCTACTGTTGAGTTAATCATGGAGCATATCTTTGAGTACCTCACCAGTAATAAATCTACTGTAAAGAATAAAAACGACCTCACCGGTCTTCTCAGCAAGATACGTGGCATTTACATGAGCTCCAGGTCCAGTGATTTGAAGTTACTTAAAATACGAGAATCTGTAGAAGAATTGGTAAAGTCTTCTACAAAGATAAGAGATTTATCATCTATAGCAGCTACAAGAACCGGTTTCATGTTATATATCGTGTTGCGTGCTTTCACAATGCAGCATTACGCTAATCAATAAATGAAGGCGTTTTTGTTATGTTAAATAATCTAAGGAAACTTAAGCATTTTGTATTGGATTTTCTAGAAGATCTTAAGGGCGAGAAACGTTATGAGCCGCGCGATGTTCTTCAGTCGTTAGACGACGGGTATGTGCTTGATACCAATTATGGTTTTAAAATATACATATATTGCAGGGAATACGTTTACAGATGTGTGTACTCTAGAAGTATATTCAAAAGTAAAGAAATGTCTATTTATCACGTATACTGCGTGTGTAGTCCTGATACGCCGCAGGCACGTGAAGGATAGATTAAAAGATGAACTAAGGATATCGTCTTTTCTTCACCCTTCATCTTCTGGTTCGTCTAAGAAACAACAAGTTATTAAATCTTACATAGATTTAATATTAAAAGACATGATGGATAAGGTTTTGAAATAAAGCATAAATGGGAGGTTTTATCCTCCCATTTATGACCTCTTATCTATTGTAATTTCCGTACTTACTTTTTCTATTCTTCTCAGCTTCTTTAATGATAGCGTCTACAGAATAATGCTCTCCGTCCTGTAGGACTATTTTAGAGTCTAAGAATAACAATTCTCGCTCATACATTTTACATATGTTAAAATCTCTCTCCGATTGTAACTTCTCGTATATTTCCTGTATCCTGTTTCTAATACGCTGCTGCTCCATGTGCATGTAATACAACTTAGGCTCTATCTGCTTTTGAGGTTTGGACTCTATGAGTACTCGAGTAGGATCTATTCCGTAGTGACTCAGGTTCTTTGCACTGGTTATGAACCAGTGTGCTAGTAACCAACCAATAACCATATCGTCGTTTTCACCATCCCTGTGATCTACTCGACCGTTCTTTATGATGAGCCCAGTTAACTGCGAGGTCAATGTTCTGTCGTATATTTTATCAGCACATCGCTTTATAGCGTGTTGTAATGTAACCGAATACAACTCCGATCTACTTTGCTGTCCTGATCCACTTGTAGCAAAACCAAACGTCTTCTTGGCTCTTACGTACACATCCTCAGATCGTCTTCTAATAGGCTGTTTGGCTTCATCAAATAGAGCCTTATGTTCCAAAGGATCGTTGACCACCCAGTTAAAAATTCTTTTAAAAGGATCTATATTTTTCTCTACCAAAAACAATAGCAAATAATCTAGTATCGTTATTGCTGAAGATCGTCTTTCAATAACCAATGTTACGTTCTCGTATTTCTCAAGTATATAGACTAACCATTGTGCGTAAGTAATCAGATTAGTTTCATTGTAAGTGCCAGCGCCAATTACAGCGCCTGTTTCGACGTCCAGAAATACCGTAGAAATATCATCACCGCCCGAAGCATCACTTGTGTCTACAGACATGACAATTTTTCTAGTCTGTAAATAGTGCTCTTTTCTATCCTCTGGAATATACCATCTGGTTATATATCTGCCTATAGAAAATATCTCATGATAGCAAGCATCCATGATGTTCTTGACCATCAACTCCAGATACTGCGTCGCTATAGGAGACGACTCACTACCGCTGGTCCATATGTTGAAGAAATCTCTGTTAGCGTCATCTGGTGACTGCATACTGCTATTGAGTTTCTCACGCAACCAGTTATCATCCTTACCCAATTGAGTGTGCGAGAAACACGCATATACACGGTATGCGCCTCGTCTAGAATTAGAACATACTACTCGTCTGAGGTCCTGTTCATCCTTGCAGTCAAATAAATTTTCATTGAATATTGAAGAGGCTTCTATCAATGAATAAATGTACTTACCGCTAGGCTCATCTTTCTTACCGGCAGTGGATGTGATTATGGTACCATAGGGCTCATTCTCTTCTTTGGCCATATCCACAGCAGCACCCATAGCACCTAGTGCAGAACCCATAGCAATTTCTATGTTAGGCTGGAACGGCGCCTCATCTACCTGAATAATAGGAGAGGTGAGTCCCCGTCCTAGCTTATAAGCGTTCTTTGGTGAGGATTGTGGTACGTGTGCAATGTATTTGTTGTTAAATCTATTGATTGTAACCGATTCTGTGTTATTAGAATCTGACTTATCTTTAAACTGCAAGTAGCCGGGCAACTCATCGTATATGTCTTTAAGCCTGGCTATGTTAGCACTGCGAAGTGTATCGTCTTTAGTGAGCAAATTTATCTGCGTATTGTTACACAGAAAGTTCAACAAAACCGTCATCAGTTGGTCAGTTGCAAAGGACTTGCCAGTCTGACGAGGTTGTGTTAAAATAATAGTTATATGGTTAAAGAAACACCACCATAGTGCTATAGTGGATCTATTAGCAAGAACAGGGCCAGATTTTGTTCCGGCGATAGCTGGCGCTCTGGCTACTTCTCTAAAATAATACCAGGGGTTTTGTCTACACTCTAGGGCTATCATAGCCTTTTCTCTGAGTGTTAACTTGTCTGAATGCGGATCTACATCTTTGAGTTGAGGGTTGTGTAGAGCTAGGAAGAAGAAGTTATTTTTTATACCAACTGTTTTGTATTTAGCTGCTAAATCTAAATAGCTTGTGTTTTTTGTATTCCAATGTACTATAGCTCCAGGATACTTAATCCAATCGTCTAAGAACAGTATCATGGTGGATTCCTTTTTATTAATTATACATAAGTATTATTTAAAAAAATAATTACATGCAGCATAATAGCCTAGGAGAAATCCTAGGCTATTATGATTTTTTTAAACGGGAATGTTGTTCACATCCACATAGTACATAGGTAGACCGGCTATAGACAATTCCAAATCAGTATCACCCGTTCTTTTAAAGAAGCGCAAGTATACTGTTGTATTGTTTTGTATTGTGCCGTTAATAATGAGTTCTTTATTCCAATCCGTAATAGGATACTCAATAACTCGATCACCAATAACCAACGCGAACCAGTTTGGAACGACGGGCCCCTCTTCAGTTGAACTGTCGAATAACGGCTCACTTCTATAGTAGACACGCGTAAGCCACGTTTCAAAGTCCAAAGCACCGCAATCCAGTATGACCCTCCACTGATTGACGTTCATAAAGTACGCGGTAGCAAACGTATCTACACCGTAGCGCGGTTGTTGATCTGGACTAAAACCAACAGTCCAGTTATTAAATCTCTCAGAACCTCTCCTGTTCAATACAATATCGATCGTCTGCGCGTGTATATAGTTCTTAAATGCACCATTGGCATTTTGAATGTTAATAGATACATTCAAGTTTTGAACAACACCGTATAGGGTCGGGTTAAAAGGCCTAAAGTCTGAATTAATCACAACGTAAGGTGTTACATTGTATTTGATATTTCTATCCAGGTTGTACAAGAACCACTCTAACCTATAACCGTTTGCATCATCCAGCCAAACCGGATAGCCGTATAATTTAAGATTATAAGATCCGTCTACGTTCAGCGTAACAGCTTCATATTCTTGCGATATTTGAGCGTTATTAAGCATGGTTAGATTATAGGACAACTCATTTTGCTGAAGATTGTACTTTAACACCAAGTTAATACGCTGACCTACAATAGTGGCTAGATAACCATTGAAGCCATAGATGCTAAATCTAGTATTATCAACCGGGTATTCTTTATAACTACCATCGCTGTAAGTGACTCTGCCTGTCAAATTAAGCCCAGCCAACGGAACGTTAACAGGATACTCGATTAACCTGTCGTTTACCGGCGACATGAATAACGAGCGTAGCGAAATATCTGTAACATATTTCTTACTGGCGTCTGCTGATCTAATAAATGCCGTATTAACTACTAGCATTTGCCTTCTAGAAACCACTCCACCTTGATCGTTGTAAATGACAGCAGTTACTATTTCACCATCTGTAAGATTGGCATTGGTAAATGCAGGTGCTACGGTTTTTATCGATAAATTGGTTAGGTTATCGTAAGCTACTACTTCTAGAGGAATGTTTTCACCCAGGAAGTTATTGACCGTGTCATACATTCTACTGATAACCTGCCCACCCGTAGAGGTGTCTGTTCCCTTGAATATCTTGCAGTAATTAGACATACTGCCGTATATTTTATTTCTAGCATCAATCGTCAAAGTGAACGGTATTACGCTTTTGTCAACATATACGCGATACGTTTCACTTGGAGTAGATACACCTACTCCAAAAATTATATCTTCCTGTGATAAGTCATCTGTATTTGCTAGCGTTTCCCGCTGTAGCTGCGCTATCAAAGCAAAGGGGTCTATATCGCGTACTATGTAGCGAATAATAGAATTTCCTACTATTTCAAACACAATATCGTCTATTTTAGGAACAAATTTACCAGCACCTATGGTGCCTGTATAGACTTCGTTAATATTCCATGACTGCCATCTGTCGTATGGATTGTAAATTGGTGCGATGTTATCTATACCGACAACACCGCCTAAATTGGGCGGATTTACTGCCATATTTATTTCCTTTAATTATTTAAAAACAGTATTTGATTATACCAAAATCAAATGACCTGATAGATTAATCAAACCATTTCCATATATGTTAACTACGCGTGTAATAAACTTATGCTGGTATATATCCACCTCAATAATGTTAGACAGTATATGAGGGTGTATAATGCAATAGTTTTTATCTAGTATGTTATCCGGGTGTATAGGGTCCATGTCCAGTAGATACAAATACGGCTGTACCAGACTTCTCACAGTGTCATCGTTGTACTGAACTTTTAACGCTTGCGAGTCAATCGCATTGTCAAGAACACTGAATATTACCTTACTGATAAATGGGCTGTATAGCTTGTAGTATTGCTGAATGGGATTTATAGCAGGAATATCCGGGGGAGGAATTCTTAGCGTCAAATAACCAGAAACAGCGTCATCTATAGATGAAGACAATGCCTTATAATCGTACGTGTCCACCCCAGCAATCCCTTTTATAGGGACTATAGCGTCTTCAATGCAATACGGTCTTCCATTTAAAGCACTGTTGAATACAAACTCGTGAGAGTCTTCCATAAAGCTTAAATCATCACTGGTGTAGAGTCTGCCGTTTGCGGTTATGAACGTGGCCTTATCATCCCTAACATCAAATCTAGAATCAACAGACAGATAACCGTTTCTTATAAAACCCTTCTCCACATATGTAGAGAATTCTAAATCAGAAGAACACAACCCGGTAAACACATAGTCTATCTTTTGCTGAGTGATAGATTGATCAAACAGATAATCCTTGTTAACAATGGTTACTTTTGGAAAATCGACATAATAATCCAAGCCCCTAACAAGTGATCTATTGTTGAGATATACTTTTAATTCTCCCATGGGTATTTGCATTTCTGCATCGACCATAACACCGTTTATGTTTTGTACATGAGTCAAATTAAAAGTAAGTGCCCCGCCTAGCGGGTCCAAATAAAAGGACTTACTCAAGTGCTTTTTATTACTACGCACCAAAACGTCGTGCGTGTCCATTATAGACCAAACAGCTTGACCGTTAGTAACAACGTATGCATCGGTTCCTGTTACGTCGGTCCACTGAGTATAAGGATAAACATCATCTTTATTGGCTGCGTAGAATCTATAATCGTAGTTATTTTCCAGATTCACAACAGGCGTGTTATAGTACTCATCTAGTGTATTGGAAGACGTACCGCTTATTATCATCAAATATTTTGCATTTGAGTTTTCACAGTTATATAACTCACCCGCAAGATGGTGATAATTGTCTATATACAAACCGTTGTCGTCAAATTCATAAACAGTGCTGTTTATCAAATACTTGTAAGGCATTCTGCCTATGACCTGGCTGTTAAATATTTCAGTCTTTATAACAGGGGTAGCTGCCAGTTTGACCACTGCGTTGTATCCATAAGCGTTTTTAACCAACTCTGTGTTGACTTGAGAAAACGCACTTCGCATAATTTTGGTATAATTGGAATTCTCCAGATTATCCACTCTCCATACGTCTAGACTAGACTCGGCACCAATCATTGCTGCTTTTATTTCCAAATCAGGCAATTTGTACAATTCTTTTATTCGAGAATTCTCGTCTATCAAAGGTCTATCGTATCCTGATCTTCTAATGTTTAATTCAACCACAGCTGTGTTGTAGTTCAATACGGCTGAGTTTTCATTTAGAAAAGCTGAAACCGTCGGCTGACTAATGCTGTAATCTTTGTGCGTAACCATTCTCAGGTTATCGACTGAATTCTTATGAAAATAAACACCTACTTTAGATGTTTCATTTTTTATGTAAATGTCAATATCATCTTGATAATATATGCTGTTGCCTAGACCAGCACCGGGGTGCAGTAAGTACTTTCTCTTTAAATCTAGTATGGAGTCAAATACTTCCAGTGTATTTAATTTAAACTCATAGGTAGCTAAAACGGATGGGTCGTGACAAAATTCCACCGTATCACCTATGCTTACATTTATCAAAGATATATCTTTTACCCTATAGCCATTTATAAAACAATAGACCTTACCAACCAACGCGTTCTTTTGTAAATAATCTAGTTGTATACTCAAGATATCGGCAGTGGTCTTTACCGTCATACCGTTAACATAGACACCTGGTCCTGTATTTCTATCGCTTTCAAAATAAGCGTTGTCATACAGCCTTATGTAAATACTTTCGTTGTTAAAATCCCAATTTAATTTATTGTCTTTTCTAACAGCAAACAGTAGGCTATTTTCTTCAGTGTAAATATAGTGTATTTGACTAATAGGCAGTCTTATTCCCTTTTGCGTATATACTTCAGTGATAGTATCTGTCACCATGTTGGATTCAGATACCAATGTCCAAGTATTAGACGATGGTAATAAGTTCACAAGCAGGGGGCTTATTTGGCCAATAGAGTAGATATGAAACCTGTCTGTATTGTTTGGCAGATTGAAACTAGTCCATAAGAACTTCCAGCTACGCACAACACCACCGTAAGGGGTTAGGCGAGCTGGCTTCAAAATCATCTGATTATCCTGCCGACCGTTACACCACACGCTACCTATCGCGTGGTTTATTAAAAAGTTATTTCCCATAAAAATCCTTATTTAAAATGTTGTTAGTTGCTATAATGTTAAACAAAAAATAAGTATAGTTATAAAACAAGCATCCTAAGACATAACAACATGTCTTAGGATGCTTTACATCGGTCTATTAAGTAAACTTAGATAAATAAATTACTATTAAGCTGCCTGACTGGTGTTTCCACAGAACTTTCTACTGTCCATCCTCTAATTAACCTATGGCGTAAAGTTTCATACTCTATATTGTATTCTTTAGCTAATTGAGCAATTGTATATTTTTTATCTTTATAATAAATTATACAATTGGTTCTTCTATTATTAACTTGCTCTTCTTTTGTAGCCCAATAACAATTATTAGGTTCGTAGTTGCCGTTGTTATCTCTACGCTCAATAGAGTGAAGATTAGATGGTCTAGGACCCATATCAGCGTAAAAGTTTTCAAATGAGGACAACCATCTATCGCACACAGAAATACCCCTACCCCCGTAATTTCTATAGCCTCCATCGTTGGGGTTTGTACATCTTTTTATCATACTACTTCTCGCCATATATTCTGGGGTATCAGAAAGACCGTGAGTAGTCCATTTCTCAATATTGTTTTTTCCTCGTAAATGTCCACAACTGGCGGTGTTGCCTTTAGTAAGATTAGCGGAACTAACCTTTGTATAGTTACCGCAGTCACATTTACATACCCATATCACAGAACCACACATTCTTTCACCGCTGTCGTGACATACAGTAAGCTCACCAAACTTCATACTTGTTAAATTTAACAATCGCATATTACCTGCATAAGGTTGATTTAAATAGTTATCTAAATAGTCCGATAAAGGTAATATGTATTTAAAATAATCTAGTTTACAGACACCAGACGTTATTGATTGCGTGTTTTACTAATAAATCAGACATCGCCTTTTACTTTCTCAATGATTAATAATCTGTTATTTGTAAACAAAAACAAGATTAAAATAATTCCTCGACAGCCGTATCGCTAGCCAGCATAGTCACTAGGTTTTTAGCAAACACGTCAGCTGGGTGTTTTTTACCAAGACGCTCTAGGAGTTTAGCTAAGACCGAGCGTTTGAACGTAGCCTCGGTGACACCACCGTAGACGATCATCACCCATGTGGGTACGTGCTCTAGTGCAACTGCCATCATCTCTCTGCTATTTGTACCAAACCAATTACCACCAGTAATAGAAAACAGAATACCTGTATCAAAATCAGACAGGCTTACACTCTGCGTTTTTACCTTGGCTAGTTGACAAAACTCGGACAACGAATTTATAACAGGTGTATCTGCCAGGACCGTGTAAATGTACTCGGCTTGTATTTTCGTGCAGCGAGCAATCGCTCCTACGATTCTATTGTATTCTGTTTCATCGAATTCTTTGGCGTCTGTAAACAAACAGTAATATTGATAGCATGCCAATACTTGCAAAATAGTTTGCTCCGACATATCAAGTGCATACCGCCTACCCACGCTCTCAGCAATCATAGAGCTATAAGCTGCTGCTGGTAACATAGACAAATCTCTAAGCATCTCTTTTCGGCCATATGACCAAATGTAGTTTATAACGGCGCGGTTAATGGTCCAAATGTATTCTGTTTTGTTTCTTACAATAAATTTCTGCTGAGGTTTATTGTAGACACCGTAGTTTCTCACATCCACAAACACGATGGGTGAGTCATCTTCTGATGAAGGATGATGAATAAACAGTGGGTGATTAAAATATGGTATAGTATCACTAGCCGTATTTCCACCTTCAATCAATCCTAGTTTTACAGTTTGAGCAGTATTGCTCAATGTAATAGTTCGTATGGTCAGATTGTTGCCCACAAGCGCTTTAATTATCTGACTTACTGTATTTTGTTTTCTATAAGCCATGCACGCTGTTGTATCGTAAGCTGTTTGAGCGATTGACATTTTATTACTCCGGGTGATTAAACAAAATTAAAATAAAAACTATACCGAGCTGTACTGGCGGCAATTGTATGCACGCATAAATAGTTATCCTTTTTTAAGGAGGTAACATATTGTGAAACCTATAAATAATAGGTTTATTTTGTATTTTTGTACTTAAACCAAAATACAAAATTAAAAAGATTTCCTTCACTTAACCAATTTGCTTGAGGACTAAACAAATGAGCCAAATCGTAAACGCTGCTCCAATGACCATACTCAGGGGCATTCAAGACTTATCTAGTCGCACGGTGCCGCCTGAGGCAGAAGTACTGCCAACGCACCTGCCTAAGGTGTATATTTACGCGCAAAAGGGACCTACCACGCCTGAGCTGGTCGTGGGCAATTCCCGCACCCAAATGTACGGTGACGAAACGTTTGACGAGCGTGGCGCCTTTACCACGCACCAAACTATTCTGTCGAATAAAGTCAACGCCGAAGGTAATGCTCAAATGATTGAGCGTGTACTACCAAGCGACATCGGCCCTCGTGCCAACTTCACGCTTTGGGTCGATCTTCTGCAAACTGAAATAACGGTGTATCAGCGTAACCCTGATGGCAGCTATGTTCTAGATGAACTCACCGGTGCGCCAGTGCCAGCTGTACCGGCTGCGACTGTAGACGGTTACAAAGTCAAATGGGTTATGACCAGCGAGACTACCAAAGCCAATGAGAGTAAATTCGGTACACAGACCCAGGCTCCTGGTGATCAGACAGATGGCGTGAATCAATCGGTTCGCTACCCCGTGCTCCAGTGGTGGGCAAGTTCTTACGGTTCGGTGTTTAACCTCTCCGGTCTTCGTTTGTCTGCACCTACGCAAAACACACAAACNCCTATCGACGAAGTCGCNCTGACNGAACTCAAAGCATACCCTTTCCGTATCTCTGCTATTCGTAAAGCAAAAGCCACTTCCACGCCAGCATTGGTGNTGTCTGAGTTTGGTGAAGCTTTCTTTGACTTCTGCTTGAAGACGGGTCAAGTGCATCCTTCGTTTAACTCTGAGTTTTACCTGGGTGACATCTTCCTTGACAAGTACCAGAATCTGAATGATCCTGCATTCCCTAAAAAGTATGGTGATTTTGGCGGCATGGAAGTATACCAGTCAAACATCGATGACATTGTGGAACTGTTGTATTCGGTAGAAAAAGAAAATACAGATGTGAACACTGACTTTTCAGCCACCGGTACCGATGAAGCTTACATGGTTAACTTCTTCACTTGCACCAACTCCAACGGCGCGCCTTATAACGCTATTGAATTGGTGAGTACCGAAGACGGCGCTGTCTATCTGACCGAGAGTACTAACCTGTACGCTTCTGGCGCCACCGATGGTACTATGGATGAGACCGAATTGTTCCCTGACTTGGTTGCTGAGCGTGTTGCTGCATATGCCGATGAGACGAGTCCATTGCAAGATACCGCAATGTATCCAGAGTCATATGTGTACGATACCGGTTTTCCTCTGGAGACCAAGTACGAATTGATTAAGTTTATAGCACTGCGCCGCGATACGTTTGTCGTGCTGTCGACCTACACGGTTGGTGGACCAGAACTCTCAGCTGCCAATGAGAACTCAATTGCGCTGTCTCTGATGTCTCGTGTACAATCGTACCCTGAGAGTGATTACTTTGGCACCCATGTGGTGCGTGGTTTGATCATGGGGCGTTACGGTCAACTCAAAAATAGCAACTATCGCAAGAAGCTGCCTATTACGATTGAACTCGCTACGATGGCTGCTCGAATGATGGGTGCTGGTGATGGTCGCTGGAACGAGGGATTCCTCTTTGATCGCGCGCCACGTAACCAGATTAATATGTTCAAAGACATCAACGTGACTTTTACGTCTACCAAAGTACGTAACAAAGACTGGGATGTTGGTTTGAACTGGGTGCAAACCTCTACGCGTAGCAGCTACTTNATCCCTGCTTTGCAGACTGTCTATAACAACGATACGTCGGTTCTTAACAGCTTCTTCTTTGCGGCTTGCTGTGTGGAGATGCAAAAGGTCGCTGAACGTGTCTGGCGGCTCTTTAGCGGCTCTGTGTCGCTTGATGATGGTCAGCTATTTGATCGAGTCAATCGTGCTGTTGAAGAGCGTTCTGTTGGTCGTTTCGCTAGCCTGTTTAAGATCGTTCCTGCTGCGTACAAGACCGAGGCAGATACTGCACGTGGTTACAGCTACACGCTACCGATTTCTATCTACGGCAACAACATGTCTACTGTGGCTACTGTGGAGCTCAAGGCATATCGCATGTCTGACTTCGAGTGATAGTGCGCAGTTAAGATAGATGATTTATTTTTTAACATTTAACAGATAAAGGAATGATTTATGTCTCGACTTGCTGATGCAATATTGCAAGGCGGCTTTGCTAGGGGTAAAGCCCCTATGCTAGACGCTACTTATGGTGGCCAAAACGGCTTTGCTCCTAACCTAGCGGAGTGGGTGAGTCAAACCCATTACGTTCGTCGCAACATCCATTGTATCTTACTTGACGCCCCTCGGGGCTTTCAGTATCTACCAGACCCAGCCTTCTGGGTGAGCGCACTGAAGAACATGGTGGAGGTGCATGCGCGTACCATTGAAGGACTGAGCGCTGGTCTAGAAGTCTCCGATACCGAGACACCCGTCTCTGGTGGCGGCGAGGTCTTTGAAGACGTCAGTAACGTTACGCGTACGCGCTCTAATGTTACTTTCGGCTTTACGGATCTCTACGGTCGTCCAATGCAAACTTTCTTGCAAAACTGGATTTTGTATTTGATGGGGGACCCTGATAACAAGGTGCCCATGATTAATACGTTGACTACTGTGCGTCCGTTTGACATGTTGGCTGATATTTCCTCAGCGACGATGCTTTTCATTGAACCAGACCCTACCCATAGTAAAGTGGCTAAGGCGTGGCTGGGTACCAATATGCGTCCACGTACTACTGGTGTTATTGAAGGTCGTAAAG